AGGCAGCCCTCCGCAAACAGACACCGCCGTTTCATCACGAAGTCTACTCCTCACTAGCCAACGACGATAATAGACGAGTAATGATCGCTGCTCCGCGAGGAACGGCAAAGAGCACGGTCACTACTCTTATTTATCCACTCTGGAGGTTGGCATTTAAGTCAACTACAGATGAATTGTTTATAGTTATTATATCTGAGTCTCAAGCTCAGTCAATTAATTTCTTATCCCGTATTAAATATCACTTAACGCATTCTAGTAAATTTAAATCTATATTCGGAGATCTTGGTCCTAATACAGCTCAGAAGTGGACAGCTACCGATGTTGTATTAGCTAATGGGGCGCGTATTATTGCGGTAGGTACTGGACAGAGAGTTCGTGGTTTTATTGAAGGCGATACTCGTCCAAATCTTATTATTGTAGACGACTTTGAATCTGAATTAAATGCATATACCCCAGAGGCACGTGCTAAGAATAGAAAATGGATGACGGAAGCGGTCATCCCCTCCCTATCCGATGAAGGTAAAGTCTGTATGATTGGTACGGTTATATCCGAGGATTGCTTTCTATACTGGGCAAAGGAGAGTCCAGCTTGGCACACCCTCTGGTATTCTATATGGGATGAGGAGCAAAAATCTATATGGCCTGAACGGTTTCCTAAAAAACGAATCCTTCAAATAAAGGATGAGTTTTCAGCTGTTGGAAACCTGAATGGTTTTTATCAGGAATATATGAATATTGCTCAATCTCCTGATAATGCACCTTTTAAACCCGAATGGGTTAAAATGCACCATTATGATTTTGAAAGACGTAATGGCCAGAACATTCTGGTCGGAAAGGATGGAGATGAAGAAAAAATTATCCCTGTTAGTATCTACTGTGGGGTTGATCCTGCTAGTTCTTTATCAACTCGTGCTGACTTTTTTGTTATCGCTACTATCGCTATTGATGCCGAAAACAATAAGTATATGGTCGATTGTTTCCAAAAGCGCATTTCTCCTGCAGAGCAGCCTGATGAAATTATACGAACGTATAAAAAGTATCGACCGAAAAGAATGAAGATAGAGACCGTCGGTTATCAAGAAGCATTAAGAACCGCTACTAAAGAATTAATGAAAGAGCATAATTTATTTATTCCGGGATTAGAGAGAGGTGTAAAACCTCGTAATTCAAAGTCAGAAAGACTTTTATCCTTAGTCCCAATGTTTGCAAGAGGTCAATTTTTCTTTAGATCAGAAGATATTGCAGCACAACAGGAATTTTTATCTTATCCTAAAGGGAAGCACGATGATATTATGGATGCTGTTTGGACAGCGCTAGAAGGGGCAAGACCTGCATCTAAGCGTAAGTTTATAGGTGAAGATGATGATGATAGCTATAAAAACAAATTCCTTGACTGGTTAACTATGTAAGAGGTATATTAAGAGCTATGGCAGAAAAAGAATATAAAGATTTGGACACAAAAGATGTAATTCAAAAAGTACATGATTTATGGCGTTCATATTCTAATAAAAGAGAAACATGGGCAACAAAGGCTCAGGAAGATAAAGAGTTCCGTTTAGGTGTCCAATGGACATCTGATCAAAAGCGTGTATTAGAAGCACGTGGGCAATCTCCTGTAGTAGTAAATCGTATACATCCAGCTGTTGAAACGGCTAAAGCTATGATTACTGCTAATAGGCCATCATTTAGAGTAGCTGCTCGTGAAGACTCTGATAACAAGGTAGCACAAGTAATAAGCTCTTTATTATCTTATATGTACGACATATCAGATGGTAGGTCAGCTATTAGAGACGTCATTGACGATTACTATGTTACTGGTTTAGGTTATATGCATGTATACCAAGATCCTATGATGGACATGGGTAAAGGTGAAGTATGCATGCATTCTGTTGATCCATTAGACGTGTACGTTGATCCAAACAGTAGAGATAGATACTTTGATGATGCTGAAAATATTATTATATCACGCCTCTTTACTAGAGATCAGGCCAAGAAACTATACCCAATGTATAAGAATGCTATTGATAATAGCTCTTCAGATAGACTGTCAGATAGACCTGTTACTAAATTTGAGGGTGATGGTAGTGTAATATTCCCTGAGGATACTGAGACTCAAACTCATATGGGTATGGGTAATAACGATGAGTATGTTAGAGGATATGAATGGTATTATAAAGAAATGGTTAGCCGGTATCGTATATTCGAGACTTTTTCTGGGGTGGAGGACCTATTAGAAGAAGATAAATTTCAAGAATATTTAGCTCAACCAGCTTGGATTATTAATGGTCAACCTATTGTAGATGAGCAGGTAGCAAAGCAAATGGCAATGCAGCTAGAGCAGCAAATGCAACAAGCATACGAACAGGAAATGCAGATAGCTATTTCACAAGGGATGAATGCTGAAGATATGCCAGCCCCACCTCCTTTAGATGTCCAAGAGATCCAATTTAAAGATTTATATGAAAGTGGCCTTATTCAGGTTACTAGCGTTCAGGTTAAAAGAGTGCATCAATGCGTTGTTGTTGGTGATAAAAAATTATATAGTAGAGTTTTGCCAATCGAAACCTACCCTATTGTTCCTTTTGTAAATATTCACACCAGAACACCTTATCCGGTATCTGATGTTAGTATGATAAAGGGTATGCAACAATATATTAACAAAACGCGTTCTTTAATAATAGCACATGCTACGACCAGCACCAATACTAAGATATTGGTTCCTTCTGGTAGTGTAGATATGAAAGATTTTGAAGAAAAATGGGCTCAACCCGGAGTTGCTATAGAGGTTGATATGGATGCTGGAGCACCAATGCCAGTACAACCACAACCTTTGCCTAATGAACTCTATAAGAATGAGCAGGACGCTAAGAATGATATTGATCATCAGCTTGGACTTTATGAAATGATGATGGGTAATGCGCAAGCTGCTCCTCAAACATATAAGGCTACAATTTCACTTGATGAATTTGGCCAAAGAAAAATTAAATCAAAATTAGCTGACATTGAAGCTAGTCTTACCCGCGTAGGGCAAGTGGCTATACCTTTAATGCAGCAATTGTATACTACTGAAAAAGTATTTAGAGTTGTTCAGCCTAACAATTCTATGACTGAGTATGCAATTAATAAAAAACTATATGACGATAAGACTGGAGAGGTTAAAATCTTCAATAATATCGCTATAGGCAAGTACGATGTAGTGGTTGTAGCAGGTTCTACCTTACCTACAAATCGCTATGCAGAGCTAGAGTTCTATATGGACGCTTATCAGAAAGGCTTGATTGATAGAGAAGAAGTTCTTAAGAAGACCGAAGTGTTTGATATTGAGGGTGTTCTTGAGAGGACTGAAACTATTGGTCAGTTGCAACAGCAAATAATGCAGTCGCAAGAAATGATTAAGAAGCTCAAAGGAGACTTGCAAACCCGTGATAGGGAAGCAGTTAATCTACGTAAACGACTTGAAGTTGAGAAGTTTAAAACGGAGCTTGATGGTGTTAGCAATAAAGCCAAAGCTTCAGCCTCTGTATTCGAGAAGCGTTTAGATGATAACTTAGCCACCGTTAAAACCGACATACGTCGATCAATAAAAGAAGGCTCACCCTCTAAAGGTGGCAAAGAGGCAGCCGAAAAGTAAAGGAATGAGTAATGGATAACACGAATGTACAGGACACCCCTCAGCACGCTAATCCGCAGGATACAGCTCAAGCATTTGAGACTCCCGCGCCAGTAGCAACTGAAGGCTCCTCAAACGAATTTTCTATTGACGATATTATACTAGGTAACGTTGATGATACAGCTCCTGCTTTTACAGAAGCAGCGACACCTGTTACAGAAGAGACTCCTCAGCCAGAGACTCCAGTAGAGACTTCTGACGCTAAGAATGATCCCAATAGGTATCAATATTGGCAGTCAAGAGCAACTAAGCTAGAGAATCAAATGGACGAGTTTAGGGCTCAGCAGCAAGAGATGATGATAAAACAAAATCAGCCTCAAGCTCAACCTGCGCCAGAACCAGAGAGGTTTCCAGATGCACCAGCAAGGCCTGAAAAACCACGTCATTTTAGCCGTGAGGAAGCTTACACAGATCCTAATAGCGAGAGTGCGAGGTATTTAGATGATATTGATAGCTGGAGAGACAGTATGGATGAATACAACTCTTTAAAGCATCAGTATGATTTAGCTGTAGTACAAGAAAAACTAGACAATGAAGCTAAGCATAGAAAGTCTGTGGAGGATGCTCAAAGAGCTCAAGCCCAGCAAGTAAAGCAAGTTTCTGAGATTAGTCAACATGTGACTCAGCAATATGGTATGGACCAAGCGGAGGCACAAGAGTTTATTGCTCAAATGTCATCGCCTGATTCCTTAACAATGGATAATTTGGTACAATTGTGGAGATTCCAAAGAGGACAGGGAGCCCCAACAAATGCTCCCGTACCTGCTCAACCTTCTCAGACGTTTCAACAAACGCAGAGAGCTCAGCAAGTACCGTCCCCAATGGGGGTGTTACCCGGCTCTAGTCAGGCAGCACAAGGCTCTGCAGAAGATCAAATTATGGACAATATGATTTCGGATCTTAATAATAAGAATCCGTGGACTAAATAATCAAATCCCTACTTGAAGGCCTTATTGGCAGTTGATAGAGGGACTAATTAAAAAGAGGTAAAAAATGGCAACAGTTTATAGTAACGTCGCCTCTCAGGCTGGTCAAACAACCAGTGCTGCTGCTTCTTTAGACAATACTCGTAGAGTCTTTAATTTTGGAGATCGGGTTGCAGAACTCGCTCCTCAACAAAGTCCTTTCTTTGTGTATCTATCTAAAGTAGCTAAGAAGGCTACAAATGACCCGGTGTTTAAGTTTTTAGAGCAAAGACACCAATGGCAACGACGTAATTTTGAGGTTTTAGCAGCTTGGGATACAGGTGCTGAAGTTGCAGGTACAGCTTGTGATGCTGGCGCTGATTTGCAAATTACTTGTAAATTTGATATTTATGGAAAGATAACTTCCACTAATACTCATTGCAAGTTTGTTGTTCCCGGTTCAGTTATAGCAATTGCAGCTGATGATGGTACAGTATATAGCTTCAGAGTTAATGAAGATGCAGTAGTAGAGGAATCTGCTTCAATTACTTCTGGTCACTATATCAATCATGATAGTAATGAGACTGGTAAAACAGAAATTGCTTCAGAATCTTTAACTGCTTTACAAACTGTACCAGCAGGTGCTAGTTTTGCTGTAGGTAATAAAGGTCAAGTGATTGGTAGTGCTTGGCAAGAAGGAAGTGATTCTCCAGTTGGTTGGGAAGATAAATTATATGACCAAGAAGGATATTGTCAAATATTCAAGACTGGTATGAATATCTTCTCTGGTACATCAATGGCTACTGAATACAGAGGTATTAAAAATGAATATCAACGTATTTGGCAAGATAAATTGATGGAACATAAGATGGATCTAGAACATGCATTTTTATTTGGTACTGGTTTAACTACTGCTGCTCAAGAAGCATCTGGTGGTGGCCAACCAATTAGAAGTACATGGGGAATTTTACCTTACACTGAATCTTATGGTAAAGTGTATAATATGTCTTATGCTTCATCTGGTTATGACGCTTTCTTAGATGCAATGGAAGATTTCTTTGCAGTAGAAGGTGCTAACTCTGGCAATAAGTTAGTATTGGCATCACGTAAAGTGATTACATATCTAAATAAACTAGGTGCTGGTTCATTTATGAATAATTCAGTCGGTTCTTCACAGTATCGATTAGATGTTACAAATGTTCCCGGTGCTTTTGGTCACCAAGTGACTATGGTAAACACAATATTTGGTAATCTACATTTCGTAGCTGAACCTCTATTGCGTGGTCCTTGGGAAGACTATTGTGTTATGGTAGATATGGCTAATGTTGCTTATCGTCCACTAGCGGGTAATGGTGTTAGTCGAGACACCTTCATCGAAACTAACGTTCAAAACCCCGGTATTGATGGTCGTCAAGATCAAATCATTACTGAAGCTGGTCTTGAAGTTAGTCTTGCTGAGACTCACGCAATTCTTAAGTTTTCTTAAGGGAGGGATTAGATTATGGCAATGATAGGCGTAAATGATACAGCTATTACAGACGGAACTCATTATGCTACAAACTATGGTTTGTATGGCAAGTGGACTGTTAGTACCCAAGCTGGAATTAATTATCTTTCAAGTGGTTCAATTGATCCTACTGATACTGACGCTTCAATAGTAAGCCCCGGTATTGAGGGTTCTTGGATAAACGGAAGGAAGATTGTAGTTGGCTTTAATATTACTAATGCTGGCGCAAATGTTCAGTCTGATTTCCATATTGAAGGTTCAATGGATGGAACCAATTGGATAATGATAGGAAGCTCACTGGATGACGATGTCACTCCAGATGTAGCTGGCGTGCAATTGTATACGGTTGATTTAAGTGATTATACTTTGCCTTGGTATCGATTACATCAGAATGATGGAACAGATGATCAAACATCTATCATCTTAAACTTTTTAGTTTCTGGAATAGATCCAGAATACTCTGAAGGATTAGGAATGGTAAATACATCAAGTTCTTTCATTGGTGGTGTAGGTGCTGACCCATCATAGTGGTTAGTTTGTTAATCAATGGTTATGGGGCCTTCGGGCCCCTTAGCCTAAAAGGAAGGAATTAGATATGGCGGCTTCTACAAGTGAATGGACGCGCAAAGGGACTAATACTAATGCTGGAGCTAATTCAGATTCTAGTCTAAATCCCGGAGCTCACTTAATAAATAATGTAGTACGACGAGAATGTCATATGTGGCTAGATGATACTGACCCCATTTATACTAAACCATTTGATTGGGCAGTTACTGGTGATTTTACAGTTGCATTAAATGTAACTAAGGCAGATATTACAGCAGATGCAGGAAATGTAGATGTTGATATTGAAGGTTCTGTTGATGGAACTAATTATGTTAAGATGGCTGATTTAGTAACTTGGAACGCAGGTGGTGGCGCTGAAGCAGAAGTAGTAGGTCTTGGTATATACGACTATGATGCTTCTGGAAGAATGCCTTATATGCGCATAGCCGCTGATTGTGGCAGTGACGCAGGTAGTGTTAGTGTAGGTGTTAAAATAGTAGTTACCCCTCACTAATGTCAGTATTTAAAGATAATGCAGATGTAACAGCAGCTACTTGGTATAGTTCACCTTGGTCTAAGTATAGATTTACACCTAAAAGGCATGTAGTCGAGCAAGCCTCTGGTGATGACTTTGATATGGTATGGTGGCTTGCTGATGATGCTTGGGTAGGAAAGACTGTTACTATGAAAGTTAATGATGCAGTCGCCGCATCTGCAGGTGATGCAATTAATTTTGTAGGCTATGACTCTTATTCTTCTACTGAATTATTTGCTGTAGTTGAAGGGCTGAGTTCTGGAGCTTCTGTTGGAGATGTAAAAGACGGTGTAAGCAATAAAAGATTTTGGGTACTCCCCGGAGTAGGAATGCAATGGGGTGCTGATATAACTCATTTCCGTAACAATTACACGGAAGAAACAATTTATACCAAGACTTTTACAAAAGATGATTTAGGCGATAAACAACTTGATGGAGGAATGCATTGTTGGGTTCAATTACCTACTTCAGTAACTGCCTTTAGTACAGGGATACCTACACACCCATTATTAATGGACGTGATTAAGAATAGACCTTTCTTATTACAAGTTAATAGTTATGGCCATATTATTCCTAATGACGGTAGTGGCAGCACTCGGATGGGACTTACTATTAGCTTAGAAGGGTCCGAAGTATTAAATCCATCTCATAGTACTGATTTAACTGATTGGCATTCAGATGCTGTTGATACAAATAGTGACAGTATGCCAGATAGTATTATTTGCGGAGATTGGGATTTAAATGATTTAGACGGTAATGATTTACACATGGGGGCTCCTGTTATTGTAGATGGCAGGACTAATATAGCTTCTAAAAATTTAAGATTAAAACTACAAACAGAAAATTTAACGGGTACTGAAGAAACGTTCAGAGCTAATCAATATATTATGCTATCAATTTACCCATTATAAAAAGGAGATAATATGTCTAAAGAAGAATTTAATCCATTCCCAGATGCTAAAATAACTAATAAGAAGACTAAAAGTATAGCTAGAGGTTCTAGTGCACCTTCTCTTGGCTCAAGTTCTAGCAGCGTAGTAATTACACGTGGAAGAAGCTTAGTTAAAGGACTGAGTAAAAGTAGAAAAGGTTTATCATCAACTACTCCTAGTGGTTCAAAAAGGGCAAGAGGTGGCGGAAGATACTAAAAAGAAAGCTACTGTGTTTTCTGTATCTATTGGCAATCCTTGGCATGGTCAAGTAATTCCTGACCAGCGTAGAAAAATGGATACTGATAAGTCTAAAAAAGGTAAAAAATAATGGCATATGTAACCAACTTATTAGAACAAGTTTATGATTTGTCTGGAGCCACAACTGACTCTCCTGCTGTAGAGACGTGGTTATTAGATGCAGCACGTCAAATATCTAAATATGGTAAAGTTGCTGGTAAAATAGGTGAGTTTACTCAAATTACTACAGCTTTCTTAGACGATAGCCCGACTACAGCGTCAGTAGATGATATTGGCGAGATTATTAAGGTAACGCGTGGTGGTGGGTCACAACCTGTACGTGTTTGCAGATATGTTGATCAGAATGAGTTTGCAAGAGCAAGTGCAGGTGATAGCGATAGCATTTATTATAATAATAGCAATGATTATCCAATATATACTATTAAATCTAACGGAACAAATTCTATGTTGGTTGTATGGCCAACCCCTGCTGCGACAACGGGAATTGTAGATATAGAATTTATACCTGAATATGCTTTAACTGCAGATGACTCTACTGCTAATATTGATTACTTTCCCAGAAAATACTATTACCTATGCGTTTATTATGCTGCTATACAAGAGCTTGGGAGAAAGATATTAGATCTTACTTTATTGTCTGACGAGGAAGAAGAGCCTGAATTGCTTTCTGGAATACAAGGCTATCAAGCCAAACTACAGCAATGTCAAGCAATGTATCAAGAAGGGATTCAATTAGAATTTCAAATATCATTAAAAGCTGACGCATTAGATAAGCAGGGCGCGTAATTTTATTAGCAGCCTCTAATGCTATGTCAAACGTAAGGATAAAAACTTAACAGGAACAGGAGATGCGCCGTAATTATGAAGGGTAATCAAGCAATAGAATTAATACAACAACATCATGTTAATATGCCTATTGGACAGGCTATCGTTTATTTAAATGAAGGAATAAAAGAATTTTGTAGAAGAACTAATATATTTAAAACTAGTTATGTTCAAGATTCAGTTGCAGGACAACGATATTATACATTAGATGATAATATATTAGATGTTAAAGAAGTTCATTTTAATGACGTTAGCATACCACGTTTAATCGGCAAACCTGTAATAGATGATGATGAGTTTGTATCCGCAACCAATTCTTTACCTACTCCTACTACAACATCAAATGAACGCTATTGGTATTTAGATACACGACGTATTGGTATTGTTGAAAAATTAAATTCGACTGTAGTATCACGTGATGACAAAACATCAAATTATCAAAGTTGTAGTGTAGCTGGCGTAGAAATACGTTTATTTGTAACAGCTTATCCTACCTTATTCTCCCAGACTAATTTAAGCAGTGAAACAGTATTAGCGTCTGTTCCCGGGTCATTTGAACATATTATTGTAAATTATGTTATTGCACAAGGATACATACTCCCTGACAATTTAAATCCAGATATGCATGGACTGTTTACAAACAAGTATGAAATGGGTATAAGGGAAGCGAAACAATTCTCAAATAAAAGTGCTGGAGGCACAGGAAGAATAATGCCTTGTGACTTTTAATCAGCGTGATATAGCATCTTCAAATTTTACAACAACATATGAACGAGTAACTTATAAATCGTATTTTAATCTTGTTAATGATATGTTTAATGAGTCTATTTATTATTTCGGTACTGAAACCAACCACTTTACTGAGAAATCACCTGCATGAAGCAGCTAGACATTAGGAGAGATAAATGGCTAAAACATTAATATCAGATCAAATTAAAGAGGTGTATCAAAAGTTAGTATTCTTTTTGACATCAGATAATAAACTATATAAAACAACTGAAGATGGTAATAATAATGATACTCTAATTACTACTATTGCTAACGATTTAACATTTAGCGGGACTAGCACATTTAGTGGCAGTATAGCATCTACATTAACCGTAGGCGCTGATGATACAGGTTATGATGTAAAATTCTTTGGGGATACAGCTAGCCAATACCTTCTTTGGGATGCATCTACTGATGATTTAGTTGCATCTGATAATAGTATGATTAGAGTAGGGGATTCAGGTGATGGAAGGTTTTATCATGATGGGACAGATACATACCTATCAAATCATAATGGGGATTTTAATATTCTTGCCTATACAGGAACAATGAATCTTGCTACTGGAAGTAGTGGTGTTGCAGTTAATATTGGGCATACAACATCTGAGACAACTGTAAACGATAATCTTACAATT